GTAGCCCACTCAGGAGCTTCGTTGTTTATAGTTAGCTTAAATGTATTTGCCTGGTCAGAGACAGATGGCGGCACATATATAGCATTGTTTTCAGATGTCAATACAGTGGTCATTCTACCATACTCATCTGTATATATAATACCTAATTCATAATCTCTGTCTGACCTAAAGGTCTTTGTACCAATATTTGGTACTGTTATCGGGTATGACACTAAGTCAACAGTCATGTCAATCGATATGTCGTCTCCATTAGCATCTATAATATCTCTAAACTGCGTATAGTTTCCATACACTATTCTATTTCCGATAAGCTCTTGTGCCTTAGCTTTTAATGGTACGTTATCAAATAATCTGTTTATCTGAGACACATCAATAGCTGTATACACCTTGTTATTTGAGAATGTTATACTCTGTGTGTCATCGTCATTCCATCCTAACTCACTTTTGTTGTATGAGTCTATCAGGTATGTTGTAGTTCCAAATGTATCGTAAAAAACAACTTGTATTTCTTCAACATATTCATTGCCAGTATTAAACGATATCTCCACCTGATTATAGGTGTTCTCCATACCGATATTGTCACCAGTCTCATAATCGTATCCAAATGTTTTAGCCTGAAAAGCTACAGCTGAAAATGGAGACATAGAGCTATATTGACTATCTACATACTTATATCTATATGCAAAATACACAAATTTATCCTCAAGATTTGTTGATGCTTCATCAGCAGTATTTACAGACATCTCTATCTTTGGAGAGTCTAGTGGTGGTCTTAATATAACATTAGTATCAATATCAATGTTAGGATCATCATTTACCCACGCTCTTGCTCTTGCTATATTGATTCTCTTAGGTGGATTCAGATTGTCAGTCCAAAATAAATATGGACCTAAATCTCTGGATGCAGGTATGTAGTTTATACCTGTTACAGCATATATCTTATTGAAGTTCAATTGGCCAGTGGTACTCAGTAATATCTTACTTGTAACACCACTGATCTCATTATACTCAAATATAGCATCAAAGTTATCACTTGTAACAAGCCAATATATTAAATTCTCTGGTTCATACGATACAGCACCTATAGCTCTAGCATTTGAAACTGTTAGCCCTGTTACAGTGGCTATATCTGATATTAAAGAGTTTCCTTTTGAATTTTGAATAGACCCTATATTAGATCCCTCAGCACTATCTAAAGTTATATTTAATGCATCTAAATACTGACCATTGGGGAGCAGTTTCTCCTCAAGGTCTTTATTCATTTTGCCATTAACAAATGTTCTTTTTAGATTAATCATTTTATCTGCTTATCTTTACCTCTTAATGACATCAGCAATCTAGCTGGATGTAAATTACTCATCCTTATTTTTGCGTTTCTAAGAGTAGCTGTTTTTTCTCTTCGTACTCTATTTACGATGTACTCTTGAACGCCATATTTATTGTTAAGTAATGCCCATTTAATATAAGCGTAAAGATATTCTTCTGCAAGCTTGTTGATTGTGATAAGAGAGTCATCACCATTCTCCATTCCGTCAGATATATATTCAAACACAATTGTTTTGTTCTCTACGCCTGTAGAAAAATCAATTACACCAGCAGCTTTATTTATATGAAACTTTGGGTTTACGTTTGCCTCTTCAGTATTTAAACCAAACCTTTTACCGAAGTTATATCCAAAATACCAATCGCCATCCCAATAATAACCATATTGTCCTTGATATGGACCCATTCCAGTATATAACTGTTTGTCTTGCCTTAATATATCAAGTCTTGATGTGCCAGTGACAATCTCTCCATTAACATCAAATACAATATCAAGATTATTATCTTGCAAGTAAGATGTCGCTGACATTGGAGTTCTATTCTCAACAAGTGGAAATAATACCCCATTATTTAACATTGATATACGTACATAGTTAACATAGTCTGGAGGCATAATCATTTTTAAATCATCACCTAATTCAAACTCTATAACTTTTATATTTCTTAAAGCATCATAATTAAGCTCTTGTACAGCTCTTTTAGCATGGAATAAAACATTGTATCGATCAACATTATTAACAAGCTTATCATTACCTACATACATAAGCATAAAGTTGTTCACTATGTCAGCTAAACTAACATACTGATAAGAACCCCAATTAGAATCTGTAGGTATTATTCCATTATTTGTATAGTATTGATAATTAGTTATATATCCCATCTGTTATTGTTTTTGCTGAGTATCTTGTATCTCCTGAGTCTTTGCAATTTGAACAATATCTTGCTCCCTTATAGAAACACCACAATACCCTAGAATCTTTACAACTAACATTGTAAACTCATCTCCAGACACTTCAAAGTCTTGATAGTCAAGAGCTGATGGATTGAATAATGGATCTGAATCTCCAGGACCCATAGCTACATATGTCCATTTAGGGTCTGCTGGGAATCTTAAATAAGATGCAGATATATCTGTAATTATTGTGTTAGGATATACAATAAGTCCAATCTCATCATATGTGTATGATGGATAAGATACTGTAGGAGCTGTAAGATTTGAATTTAATAAGTTTAGTATTTTTTTATGTGATACTTTTTCAACCTCTACTGTATTAAGATATACAAGCTTATCTAAAAGATACATATTTGCTGGTGTAGTAAAATGATTCCCAGAATATGTTAATGCAGCTGTAGTATAAAATATATCCATACCTTCAGCTATTCTTTTAGGAACATCCGTATACCCTTCTCCGTATGCTCTACCAATTCTCTTAAGATAGGCGTTTGAATACTGCTGCATATAGTTCTCAAAGATTTCTCTTTGTGCTTGCTTGGCAAACAAATTGAACTCGAATGGTGTTATGTATCCTCTATTGTCCTTGCTTAATATAGATAGAACGGTATTTCTAACTTCATTGATCATGGAGTGTCTTTTTACAAAGATAAATAAAAAAAGGCACTTCAATTAAAAAGTGCCCTTCTTTAAATACTTAGGTAAATGTATTAAGCGTTAGCTATTCCACTAACTGCTACATTTAAGCTAACTTCAACTGGAGCAACGTCTGTCCAAGGCTTAATTAAAGCAGATAACATTGCATCTTGAATAGCTAATAATACACTAAAAGCAGTATCAGCTGCATGAGTTATAGTTGTAACTGTACCATCAGCATAATGAATAGTAGTAGCTGTAGCTGTAGCTGAAGCTTCATCTACTAATTTTACACCAGAAACAGAAACTAATTGGTCTCCTAAACCTGTAACTGAAATTTTGATAAACTTTTCCATTGTTAAAAAATTTAATGGGTTAATAATACCACAAAGATACTATTTTTCTTCCATCTGTTCTTGAAGATATTTGTATAGCTCAAGACCGTCTTTTGATTGTAGATAAGAAGCAAGTACATGAATATGATCTTTTCCAAATGGAACAGTCAATAATCTTTTCTTATTTTCTTTAAAGTTGTAATGAATGTCTTTACCTGCTCTAAACGTAAAATAACCATCTGATATTGCTCTAGCAGCTATATTGTTTACTTTTAATAAAGGATCTGATGCTGCCTCCATAAAATCAACAGGATATCTTTTAGCATATAACAACATATCTCTTTTTATCTCAGAAGATTTCATTGTAGATACATCTCTAGATAACACCAATCTAGCAATAGCTTCTAAGGTTGTAACATCAAGCTCTCTAGCCATCATTAATGCATCTATCTCAAAGTTTATCATATCAACATCTTCTTGAGCATCTTTCTCATTATCAAACTCATAAAACTCACTTCCATTTCCTGGATGATAGTGCATAAATAATTGTAAACCAGGATTTGTTTTTGGTACTCTTAATACACCATCTTCAAAAACAACTGGCTCTAGTATTACATTTTTATCTTGATCCTCTTGAAATGGTGTGTTAGAATTTCTTGCGTAACGCAAAGGATGATTTGTGTTTGTTTCTTCATTGAAATACAACAACCTTCTTCTCGGTGTATCTCTAGATGCTAAGAAATAGCTTAGAGGTGATTTTTCTCCTTTTAATAGATAGGTTCTATCTTTTGGTTCTAGCTTCGCTAGTTTTACTTTTGTTTCCATTTTATATAATTTAATTTTTAAAAAAATAAAGAGGGAGACGAATCTCCCTCTCGTTATTTGTCATTATCCGTTAAAGATCATGAAGTTGTTTGCACCCATTGTACAAAGTGCTCTTTCAGACAAGAAGTTAACTTGCATTGCATCCAAGTCGCTAGTCATTGCACCACCAGCTCCACCTGTCATCCAAGTTTTA